ACCTGTGAGTCGTCGTATTCGACGGAGGCCGAGACGTTGCGGACCAGGCGGGCGTACTCTTCGCCCGACTGGTAGGTAAGCGCGGCAATCGATAGCGTGACGTTGGGCGTTGCGCCGGTTTGGTTAGCGCGTACCAACTCGGCCTCGGCTTGCTCCGAGTAGCTTGCCAAGTAGAACCGGCGCGTGGCCGTTTCGGTCGGGCGCGGCAGGTACAGCGTAACCGGCGAGGCCAGATGGTAGCCCCGGTCGATCGGCGCGAAGGTGCCGCCAAGGTTGCGCGTGCCGCCGAGGGTCGCCGTGCTGTTCAGCGGCACGCCAGCGGACGCCGACTGGTCTACCGGCTCCTCCCAGCAGTGGACGCCGACGAAGTCCCCCAGCGGCGACGGCGCGGTAAATGCGATCTTGACGCGGACTCGCTCGTCGTCGGCGTACTCGTAGCTGGCAGACAGGCCCGTGACGTTATCAGGTGCTCCCGGCACAGATGGCGCTGTTGTGGATGCCCCCGGCGCCGCGCCTCTCCCGCCGCCAGTCTGCCCTGCAAGGGCCTTCCAAAACTCCTGCACGCCCGTTAGTGACGTGCCGGTGATGGCCCGCACGCGGAAGCGGAGATACTGGCCGGCCACGTCGGACAGGGTCACATCGTGAATCAGGTACGAGTCGCTTGATACCCCGCGCGGGGTGTTAGCGATGGTCTGGAGTTGGCCGGGCCGCAGCGTCACGCAGGACGGCTGGACTTCCTCGTCGGTCTCGTACTCGATTTCGGAGACGGCCGCCTTCTTGGCGCTGATGATGGCGAGGGCCTCGTTGTAGGCCTGCACCTGCCCCACTTCACGCTCCAGGTACGACACATAGCGGCCGCTGCCGCCGCCTTCCTGCGTGATGGTCGCACTGATGTCGGCGCTATCCTCAACGCGCACGATGTCGGCCCCGAGGCGCTGATAGCGGACGGTGAGCGTGTCGCCGCTGGTGAGCACGTCCACGTCCGCGTCCTGCCGGATGCGGGTGGAAGCGTACTCCCAATAGAAGGCCTTGTCGGCCTCAGAGAGCCACTGGCCGAACTCCACATCTTGCCCGTTGACTGTCATGCCGACGATCTGGCCGAGGCGGTTCGCGAGGGTGAACGTGCGAGTCGTGCCGTCGCCTGTGAACGACTCTTCGGTCACGGTGATCTGCGTCCACGGCACGCGGAACGCGGCGGCGTTCGTCTTGTCCTCGCGGGTCCGGCGGACCGTCAGCGAGCGATAGTTGGCGCTGCTAGTCGAGATACTGAACGGCGCGGCGGCGAACGTGCGCGGCTTGAAGTACAGCTCCCGGTCCTCGTCGATCCACCAGACGAAGTTCGACAGCGTCGCCAATTGCCCTATAGCATCTGAGACGGTCGCGTCTGCGTCGAAGGTCACCGCGTCGAGGACCGCGCCGAGGTCCACGTTGGTGGTGCCGATGCCTTCGTTGTCGGCAAAGTTGGCGATCAGGTCCGCTACGATGGTCCCGGCCCGGTTGGTCAGCAACACCTGCTCCAGCGTCCCGGCGTCGGTAATGTCTACCGCTGCGCCGCCGCTGGTTAGTGACAGCTGCAGCGTGGTGCTGGCCGCGCTGACAACAAAGTACTCGATGGTCGAGTCCAGCCCGCCCGCCAGTGCGCCTTGCGCGTGGGCCTTGATTCGGACCCGTGCGCCGTTGCTCAGACCGTGCGCCGAGGCGCTGGTGAGCGTGTTGGTGCTCGCGTCAACGGTGACGATGATGGTGCCGTCGTAGTGCGCCGGAAGGGCCGTCGAGAAGTTGTAGCAGCGCCGCCGGTCGAGTCGTTGCTCCCAGGTAATGCCGCGGACGTCGTAGAACGCGCCAGCGGCCGCCCCGGCTTCGGTGATCGACACTTCGGCGACCTCGTCGACGCTGCCAGCCCACAGCTTCGCTGCGCCGCTGTACAGTTCGATGACGTGGCCCTGCTGCGGTCGATACGCGCCGCTGGTCGAGACGATCCGGCAGTTGAACGTGGCCCGCTGGCCGAGACTCGCCTGAATGCTCAGTGAATACGGGACCGCCTCGCGGATCGCCCCGGCAATGTAGACGTCGATGCTCACGCGGGTATCACCCCCAGTTGCTTCAGCTCTCGCGTGATGGCGTCGAGTAGCGTTCTCGTATCGCCGGTCGCGCTGATGTTGATGGTGACGTTGTTACCGCCCGCCATCGCCATCTGGCGGCCCTCAGTGCGGATCATGGAGTCGTGGATGTCCTTCAGCTTGGGCAGGTATTCGTTGTTCTTTTCAAGCAGGTGCAGAAGGTGGATCTGCGAGTAGCGGACCTCTTTCTCGATCAGGTCGAGGGTTTTGTTCATGCCGGCCATCTGGAAATTGCCGACAATCCCCGACACCAGCGACCCGATGCCCGTCACCATGCCGAGGATGCCGCCCGACGCCATACCCATCACGCTGCCGACCACGCCAGCTGCGCCGCCCCCGCCGCCGCCAACCGCTGCGCCGCCTCCGCCCCCGCCTCCAAAGATGCCGCCAACAACCTTTCCCAAGCCGCCGAACTTCGTCAGCAGCCCGCCCAGCGCCTTCACGACCTGGTTAATTCCGCCCTCGATCACCGTGCGAATCAAGCTCGATGCGATCTGCTTGCCAATGCGCTCGAAGGTCTCGCCGATCTTTGCGCCGCCCATGATGATGTCGGCGATGCCGCGCGAAAGGTCCGTAACGATGGTCGAGACCTGGCGGCTGATGGCCTGCTGCGTTTTGCTCCAATCCTTGCCTACTTCCCCCGCCATGATGCGGATCATGTCCGCGTTGCGCTTGGCGGCGCGGGCGGTGTCGGAGCCGGTGAGCACAGCCTCGGACGGCAGGCCCGCAATGGTCGGCGTTGGCAACTTCCGCACGTCCGTTTCGGGCCCACCAAGGGACGGCGCGGCTTCAAGGATGCGGAACTCTTTCAGCGCAGCGGCGGCGGCCCCGGCAGCGGAACCGTACTTTACCAACGCGGCCACGCCATCGCTCAGGCGGGTGTTGTAATCAGCCTGCAGGATCGACAGACGCTCTTTCAGGACCGCGTTGTTAAACTCGGTTTCGTAGGACTGGACGACGCCCCTTCCGTAGTGCTGGACGGCTTCGGCGGCGGCGGTGGTGGCGGCCGTCAGCGACTGAAACGCGGCAGACGTTGCATCAAGTCCGGTCTTTGCTGCCGCCGTTGCCGGTGCCTGCGCGTGTAGCTCGCGCTGCGCCAAGATGAGTCCCTTGTTGAACTCGTCAAGGCCAATTGCGCCAGAGCGGTATCGCTTTTCAAGCTCGCGCACCTCCGCCGACTTTCCGCGCAACTGGATAAGCAGCTTCTCGGTCGCGTCGGAAAAAATCTTGTTCGACTTGTTGAGGTTTTCCTCGGCGGCCCGCATGGCAAAGAAAGCCTCTCCGGCCTCGTATGCCTTCATCGCCGTCAGCGCCAACGCGCCGGCCAATAGACCGATTGCCCCGGCGGCGGTTGCCGATCCGGCAACGATTCCGCTCTGCGCCAGAAGGTAGGTCGTAAAGCTGCCGCTCGCGGCCATGACGGCGGTCGATAGCGTGCCAAGCACGCCAATAACCTTTACCAGTGCACTGCCGATCAGCGCCGCCTTTTCGATCACCGTACCGATGATCAGGACAGCCCCCGACAGCGCCACGCCTGCCGCAGCGGCCTCGACAACGAAGCTCTTGGTCTCAGGCGTCAGATTGTTGAACGCCGTTGCAAGTTCCTTGGCTCGCTCAACCATCGGCGTCAGCACGTCTTTGACGACCGTCTTCCCAATCGGCACCAGCGACTTCCCGAACTCGGCGGCGGTGGCAAATACCTCCTCCCGCAGATTCTCCATGCTGGTTTTGAGGTCCCCGCCAGCCCGCCCGCCTTTCTCCAGTTCGCTCACCACGACGCCGATGAACTGCTGCGCCGAGATGCCCATGCGCTCGAAGGTCTTGGCCGGGTCGCCCAGCGCCGCCGCGCCGAATTTGTCTTTGATTATCGCGGCAATTTGCGGAATGCGTTCAACGATGGGGTCGAGGTTTTCTTTCGTCACCTTGCCCACAGCCGCCATTTGCGAAAGCTGCCGAATGACTTCCGAGAAGTCCTCTTTTCCGCCACCCACGACCGCCAGAGCGTTGCCTAGCTCGCGCATGATGCGCCTGGATTCGTCGGCGGTGCTCCCGAGGGTCTGCAGGCGGATCGAGCCCTGTACGGCCTCTTTGAGCCCCAGCCCCGGCAGCTTCGAGACTTCTTTCAGTTTCTCAAGTTCAGTCGCTGCCGCCGTCGTGGACTTCATCGTTGCGGCGAGACCTTTTTCCAGCGTCTCCATCTGCATCGCCGCGTTGAGCGCCGCAGCGCCCGCGGCTACGACCGGCGCGGAAAAGCCGATGGAGAGCGCTTGACCTGCTTCGCTGATCGTCGCGCCGAACCGCTTAATCTTGCCAAGGCTGGCGTTGACTTTCTTGTCGAAGTCGTCGGTGCTGGCTCCGATTCGAACGATTAGATTGCTTAGGACAGGCACCTATCGTCTCCCGTTTTTCTTCGCTGCTTTCTCAGACTCTCGGTGCTTCAGTTCGAGGTAGGCAGCCCACTCGGTAAACTCGCTGCTGCTCATCTCCTGTAGCAGCCGCCCCACTGTCATGTGTAGTATCTCGGCGAGGGCGAAGGCGAATCGCCGCTCGCCCGTTAGTTTTTTTCCGCTGCTTCTGCCGGTTCCGCGCCAAGGCCCGAGATGCGGCAGATTTCAGTTACGATGCGGTCGATCACCGCGCCAGGCATATTTACGATGGCGTCGTGGTGTGCCGCTTCAAAGATCGGCTTGCCGGTCGCCGGGTCAAACGTCGAGGCAATCACCAGCCGCGCCATGGCGACCGCTGGCCACTTCTTCGCGTCTTCGCCGAACTTCAGGCGCTGCTCCACTGTCATTTCGCGGATGCCGATTTTTGCATCCCACTCGGGCACGTCCAGCGTTTCTTGCTTCAAAGAGACGGCCAGGATTTTATCTGCTAGTTTCATGAGTTTAGGTAGTCGAGCACGCCATGCACGGAAAAGCTGACGTTCTCTTTGATCGTCTCATTTTCGCCAGTGTTTACGCTCATGCTATTTTGCATCGCGCCAAACATCCAGCGCACGCCGCCGGCGTAATCGGCGTAGCAGTTGATGACGTAGTAGCTCGTGGCGCTCGTGTGAAAGTAATTGTCGTTGTAGAAGCGCGCGAACGTGCAGGTCGCATCGCCGCCAACGCGAGCCCTAGACTTCCAAGAGTCGCCAAACACCTGCACTTCTTCGAGTACCGGCTGCACGTCGAGCGTCCAGTCCGTTGCCTGCGCGACCTTCGATAGCGTCAGGAACTCGCCGGTGACCGTCACCGTGCCCGCCGGCGCAGCCTGCAAATAGATCTTGCCGCTGCCGTAGGCTACTTGGTACCGGCTGGATGGAATCGGCGTGGCTCCATCGAGAACCGTAAGCGATGCGTTGGGGTTGATGGCCCTGCGGGCGGCGTCCGTGATCTGGTACACGTTGCCGCCCAGGCTGGTCGTGGCTTCGCCGGTCATGGCCGTGCCGCTGCCGGTGGCGAGGTAGATATCTGCGTTGCGGCCTGCGAGAACTGCCATGGTCGCTCCTTACGTGTAGCTCAGTGCGCCGCTGCCGGTGAAGGTGTAGCTGATCGTGACCAGGCCGTTTTCGCTGGCGTTCAGCGCGGCCTGCACGAAAGCCGTGCCGCTGTAGTAGTTCGTGCCGTCGATGTAGAATCGCGCCGCAACGGTCGTGCCGCCCAGGAACGCCGTGTTGAGCGCAACGTGGCCATTCGTGTCGGTATCATCGAAGCGGCCCGATGCGGTCCCGCTCCATTCCTTAATGGTAGCGGTTCGCTCCTTCCAGGTGTCGCCGAACGACTGGGTCTCTTCGAGGCCCGTCGATACGTCGAGCGTCCAGGTATCCAGCTCGGCCACCGTGTTAGTGCTGATTTTGAAACTGCCAGCGTTTCCTGCGAGAACTGCCATTGTATCCTCCTAGTCGTAATCGTGAATGAAGTCGAACTCTAAAATCACCGCATAGAGTTTTTCGTTGGTTTCGAGCGTTTCCTCGTACTCGATGCGCCGCCCGTTGAGATGCGTGCTTCTCACCGTCAGCCCGCTCGCCGCAGTGATCGCGGCCTGCTGATTGATGACGGCACTGTAAACCGTGTCGCCAAGATCCTCGGCGGCCTTTGAGTTGCCCGTCGCCATGCAGTAAATGTTGACTGGCCGGCGCGTGGCCGTTGGTGCTGCGCCGATGCTATGAAACGGGATATCGTCGATGGCCTCGATCACCAGTGCCGGGTACTTCGTCGCGCGGGCCTGCTCGGCGTGGATATCGTAGACTCGATTGCCCACGACCGACGAGATCGTCGGCTCGGCCTGCGTGTAGCGGTAGAGTGCTTGGTAGATTCTCACGCGGCACGCCCCAGTGCGTCGAACGCGGCTTTTACGCGGGTTTCAAGGAGCTTCTTGATGGAGCGGCGCTTGGCCTTCACGGCGTCAGCCAAGAACGGATTCGGGCGGCTGCCTGGGTGAAATACTTTCGTGCGGACTTGGTCGCCGACGCGCGAGAGCCAAGCGAAGGCGCGGCCCGCGATCTTCATCTTTTTGCTCTTGCCTTGTCCGGGGACAATGGCGTGCGGCTTGGTGCCGAAGTGGACGAGATGCGCGTGCGGCGCTAGCTTCGCCAGCGTGAACGTGAACGCCTGCAGAAAGAATTTGTATTTGCGGCCAGCTGCCGCTTTCAGCGATGCGCGGAGTCCGCCCGGCGCGATCTCCCTGCCGTTCTGCCGCGTCGGATATGGCGCAATCGGCGCACGCCGCGCGGCCTCGCCGCGGATCTCCTCGGCGGCTGCCAGTAACGCGGCCTGTAGCTCTTGGCCCTGCGCCGTCGCCATGACGCGCTTGAGTTGGCCGGCCAGATGATCCATGCCTTCGACCTTGATGCCTTTCATATCAGCACCTCGACCGCTTGCATGGTCAGCATCTCGTCCCGCTCGTCGGGGTTCAAAATTGACTTGATATCGAAGTAGCGGACGGCCTGCGTTTTCTGGTCTGTGTATTTCACCCGCATGGCTGGCGTCAGGCCGACCACGAACCGCAAGCGGATCGTGTGAGTCAGGTCCGCCATGACCTGCCGCGCGGCGAAGAACTCGCGCCCGTTGCCGGTCTCGATAGAGGCCCAACACTGATGGACGCTCGTCCACGTCTCCGTGCGGTCGCCGTTGGCGTCCACGTCGATGGTGTTGGCCTCGATGTCGATTAGGTGCCGCAGTGCCCCGGCTCTCATATGAACACTCTCCACGGGGCGATGAGCGCCGACGCGGCCAGCGGTAGCTCGGCCTCGTCCACAGCGGCCGCAGTGCCAACGACAACGGCCTCGCGGTGCTCGTAGAAGTGCGACGCGAGCATTCGGATGGCCTGTCGAATGGCCGTCGGTACGCTGGCCTGGTTAGGCCAGCCGCAGGTAAATTCAATCTCGATGGGGTCAGTGTTCCGAAGCGTCTCCGTGGGCCAGTCTTTCTGGTATTCCAGTACGATCTGGCCCGGCGTGCGCGCGGTGGAGACTCCGTAGTTACTGCTGGCAAATGTGTGCTGTACGCCGATGGAGTCGGTGTACTTGACGTAAGCCACCGACACCAGCGGCGAGTAGGGTATGGTGATGACGCCGGTATCGGGGAAGTAGTCCAGATACATGCGCCAAGTCTGAGTCGCGAATCGACGATTCGAGACCACCTCCAGATGGTTAATCGCCGCCTGGACGTAAGGGCTCAACTGCTCGACCGGCTGACCCATGGCGCGGGAGTGCGCTTCAAAGTCGCTGTCGGACAGCGCCCAGAACGTCGGCGGCGTCACCAGCTGGAGGCGGTGCTCGATCATTAGTCGATCTCAGTAGCAGTAGCCGAGCCGCCGAACCGCGGGCCGGCAAGGGCGATGGCAATACCACCCAGCACCGGCGAGTCCACGACCTCAACAGCTTTCAGCCGCACGTACGAATAGCCAGCGTTGGCCAGCTCCTCGGCGTGCACCTGGATAGCGTAAATCTGCGAGGCGCCAGCCGTCGTGGTGAAGCCAGCCGCGGTGCGGGCCGTCATCGCGCCCTGCACGTCGGTCGACGTGATGGACTTCGAATAGAACGGCACGGCGGTCGTGTTGGTTGGGACGATGTCATCACAGGCCTCGACCGTAATGGTCGAGGTTCCCGTGGCGCCCGCGCCCTTGTAAACCACGAACAAGGCGCTGTCAAAGTTGCCGAGCGAAACAACGTCGCTCGCTACCGTTCCGCTAAACGCATCGGCCACTGGATCGAGGCCTTTGACGAAGTGGAGGTTATTTAGAAGTTCGTACGGGATCATATTGGTTCCTCCTTGTTAGGCGCGAGCGTCGACCGTTACGAACGGCGACAAAGTGTTGGAGCCCTTAAACGGAGTAATGGGCTGCTTGACCGACGACTGGCCGTTGACGTCGATGGACCACTTGAACGTCATCTCGTCGTAAATAAACCGAACGTGCATCGACTGCGCAGCGCGTAGACCGCCCTGCGTGATGACGACATATTTCGACAGGTTCGCCAGCACCACGTCGCCCTTGTCGCCGAGCGTTTCGGCCTGTTCGACGGGGATGACCGGGAAGCCGAGGAACGTGCCGTACTGAATCGAGCCGGCGACGCTGTTGTTCGGCAGGAACACCGGCTGTTGGCCCACGGTGAGAAGCGGGAACTGGCCGATCGTGTCGGGATTGCAAAGCCAAACGATGCGGTCGCCGGGCTCGCGGTAGAGACGGGACAGCATCGAAGTAGCGTTCTCAATTACAAACGTATCGGCGGCCTGGCCGGTCTTCTTGGCGACCGAGACCATCAGGGCGCCGCCGTAGTTCTGCACTGAGAAGCCGAGCGGTTTGCCGACGCCGTCGCCGCGCCAAATGGCGTCGTCGAGTTTGAACGCGATTTCGGAAGCAAACGCATTTTCAAACACCGTCGCCATCGCGGGAGCGTTGCGAAGCAAACGCTCGGTAGCATAGGCCAGACACTTCAGCGATTCGAGACGGATCTCGTGACGAGACAGCTTCGGCTTGGTGGCGGTCGGCGCATCAGCTTCGCCCGTCCAGTAGGCCTGCACGCCACCCCAGCGAGAACCGTTGGCGCGGCTCGTCTCGTCGATGTACGGCAGCTCAAGCGAGTCGCTGCCTTCGCCGATCGGGATATTGGTGCAAAGCGGGAAGATCCGCGCCGTTTCGCGGGCCTTCAGAAGAAGCGCCGTCGAAAACTCGGTGCCGATGGCAAAGCCACCGTCAGCCGGAACCGCAGCCGACGCGCCCGAGGCCGTCAGGTTCTGCCCGAACAGTCGCTTATCGATCTGGCCGCCGAGCCCCTGGAAGGCTCCGCGCGGGCTCTGCGCGTACGCAATAGCCGCCAGCTGCTCCCCGACACTCTCGAACGGGCGGGCCGCTTCGTTGTCGCTGGTGACGCGGGCAGGCTCACGAGTCACGTTTGCCTTGGCGCGGGCTTCGAGAGCCTCGACCGCAGCAAGTTGCTCGCGGACGGTTTTAAGTTCGTTTTCTTTTGCGTCGACCGCCTGCAGATGCGCCACCGGATCGGCGGCACCGCTGGAAGCGGCGAGAACCGCGCTGTACTCGGTTTCGAGCGCGGAGACCTGAGAGAGTAGCTCTCGTTTCGTCATCGTTCCCCCTATTTCCCCAGCACTCGCCAACGCCGCATCCGCAGCGCCAGTTCATACTGGGCTCTTTGCTGGTCCGCGCTCGGCGCGGCCGTCAAACTCGTCGATAAGATCTTGGCATTCGGGTCCGCGCCGATGGGCACGACCGAGATTTCGTAAGGCTTCCACTTCTTCGCCAGATACTGCTTTACATCGGCACCGGGCTTCGACTCGACAACGAGCTCGCCGATCTGAACGCCCATGCTTACGTTGCGCAGGATGCCGTCCTGGATGTCCTGCCAGGTGCCATTGACGTCTTCGCGGTTGCTGAACCGCAAAACGGCTCGGTAGCCGTCGTCTGCGCGGCGGGCGGACTCGACCACGCCGATCACGTACTCGGTTTCGTGGGCCATGTGGCCGTCGAGAACGGGTGCGCCGGCAGACAGCGCGGAAAGGTCGGCGGAGTCCAGGTCAAAGCGCAGATTCCAGCTTTCGCCCGTCCAGAAGTCGAACCGCTCGACCGTGGCGCCCGAATAAAACAACACCTCGCGGCGCCGCGGGCCTTCGGCCTTCGGCTCTTCGTCGTCGTCCTCCGGCATCGGCATCGGCGCGAGTAGCTGGCCGGCCAACTGAATCTTCATGTCTTCGATCACTGCCTCACCCCCGCTTGGTCAACCGGTATCATCGCGCCCTGCACCAGATACTTTTCGCCGCCGTCGTACGGATTCAGGTTTTCCTTCGCGCGGATCTCGTTCGCGTTTAGGACGCCGATGTTTCGCATCGCGCTGTAGAACGTGGCGCGGCTGGCCGCGTCGCCGCGCAAGAGCGCGTCCATGTTGAATTCGGCATAGTAGGTCTCGGCCTCGCGCGGCCCGAATAGCTGCATGTTAATCCGCTTCTCGATTCGCGCCAGCCACGGGCGAATCGTATGCGTTGCGAAGTCGATGCCCTGGTGTTCGATGTTGTTGTTCGTGCTGCGGGTCAGGTCTTGGATCATGTGCGGCGGCACGCGGAAGATCGAGCAGATGTCGGCCTTCTGATACTGCCTCAGCTCCAGGAACTGCATATCCCGGTGATTGATCGAGACCGACCGTATTTCCGCGCCCTGCTCCAGCACGCCGATTTTGCCCGCGTTGCGAACGCCGCCAAAGTTGGACATCAGCCACGTCTGCAGGTTGTTGCGGGCTTCGTTCGATAGCGCCTGCGGGACCGTGAGATACGACGGCGGCGTGGCGTTGTTGCGGAAGAAGTTCGCCCCGTAGCCTTCGGCGTCCTGGGTCATGCCCAGCGCCTGCGCCATGTACGAGACGGGCGAATGCCCGACGAGATTGTCCTCGCCGTCGTAGCCCAAGCCGGGGATGTGGAGGATGTCGGAGGCGGTGTACATCTGGTTGGCGTAGGTGTACACAAGAACGCCCGTCTCCGGGTCCCGCGCCACGCGCATCCCGGCTGGCGACAATGGCACCAGGCGCACAACATCGCCGCGCATATTCGTGACGATGCGGGCGTAAAAGTTGCCGTGGAGGCAGAGGCACTTCGCGGCCAGTTCCCAGAACTCAAAGGCGCTCATGTCGTCGTTAGGCGCGTCGTGCAGCAGGTAGTACAGCGGGTGATTCCGGTCCAACTGCCGCCCGTCAGCCGTGCGCCGGAACACGCCGCAGGGCAGGCTGCCGATGGACTCGGCGATCACGCGGACGCAAGCCCAAACAGCGGTGATGCGCATGGCGGAGTCCGTGCTCACGAACCACTTGGAGCCGTTGACGGGCTTGTACCAGAAGTCGCTATCTGGCGGCGGGGTGGCTCCGAGTTTTACCATCAGTCGGCCGAAGGCGTTCATGTTGCGGTAGCACGAAACTTTCGAGTCGTGCTAACAGCGTAGCACGAATTTTGTCAACTGTAGCACGGGTATTTTTTTCGCGGCACTACCAACTGATCGTCAGCGGCGTCATGTCTTCGTACACGCTGCGCTCAGCCCGCACGTCCTGAACACAAATGCCGGTCGCCATGACAGCCGCGATGACGAGGTCGTTGCGGCTGGACTCGCGGCGTCTGTCGGAGTGAATCGGCTTGATATTGCCGGCCGGGTCGGTGCTGATTTCGGTGCAGTCGACGCACCAGCGAAACAGCGGGTTTCCGTCGTGAACTAGGTTGCGCTCGTGGATCAAAGCTTCGAAGCGTTTACTGGCCGGGGACATCGACCCGTACCCCTGCCCGAACTCGACGACCTTAATCCCCGCGTCCATCAACTGCTGTGCGGTGTCGCGGGCTCCCCAGCGGTCGTAGGCAATCGCGCGGATGTTGAATACCCGCGCCAAGTCCGTGATGTGCGCGACAACGTGCCGCCAATCGACCACATTCCCCGGCGTCAGCCGCACGTGCCCGTCGTCGGCCCAGAGGTCGTAGCGGACGCCGTCAGAGAGCGATTTGTCGCGCGCGGCCTGCTCGGGGATGTATCCCCATGCTCGATAGTACACTTTGCCCTGATACGGCCAGCACAGCGCGAATGCCGTAAGGTCGCGGACGCTGGCAAGGTCAAGGCCGCCGAAGCACGGCACACCCGTCAAGTCCGGAAACTCGTCGCGGCAGGCGTCCCAGTCGCGTATCGGTATCCACTGCGAGTTCGCCGAGGTCCATTGGTTCAAGTACAGCCGCCGAAACGTGTTCTGCCGCTCCGGGCGGGCCAGCGCCTGCCGGAACTCCTCCTCGTAGTCGGACAGCTCGTGGAGGTGGCCGAGAGACGGCAACGCCAACGGCCAGAGCGTTTGGTCGGTCCAGTCAGCGTCGGCGGGGACTTCGTAGATCAGTGGAAAATACGAGTCGTCCTTCACGTCGCCGTCGAGGACGCGCTTGGCGTAGCTGTACTCGCGATAGCAGATGGACTCCTGCGAGGAGCCAGCCGTGGTGATGGTCACCCAGAGCGGGTTGCGGCGCGACTTGCTGCCGGTCGTCAGGGCGTCGTATAGCTCCTCTTCGGCGCGGCCCCAGGCGTGCAACTCGTCGAATACCACCAGGCTCGGGTTGTACCCGTGCTTACCCGCGCCGTCTGACGACAGTGCGCGGATAATCGAGCCGGATTCCTTGTGGCGAATCAGTTTCCGGCTTTCGGTAACTTGGACAAGCTCTGATAGCTCGGCGGATCCGCGGATCATGCTCGCCACGGCGTCGAAGCAGATCGAAGCCTGGTCGCGGTCTTTCGCGGCCATGTAGATCTCTTGGTTGGGCTCCGGGCTCAGGAAAAACTCGGCGATCACCAGCGCGGCAACGGTCTGGGTCTTGGCCTGCTTGCGGCCCATGGAGCAGTACGCCTTTCGATACACTCGGCGGCCGTCGGCGCGTTTCCAGCCTAATAAATTCGCGATCAGCTTGCGCGAGTGCGGGAGGAGCACGAAGGGCTCGGGGCCGCCCGACTTGGTCGACTTGGTTAGCGTCAGCGACTCGATCACGGCCTCAGCCATGGTCACCGCGTCGGCGTCGAACCAGATATCAGGCCTTTCGTTTGGCAAGCTCAAGCACCTGGGACAACTTCGATTTCACCGGCGCCTTGGCAACGTCACGGAGGCCAGCCCTAGACCGTGCGCGTGGGCCCATGAGCAGATGGCCGCGCAACTCGTCCATTTGCCGGGTAATCGCCAGCCAGAGCCGGTCGTCTGTCGCCGAGTCACGGCGGACTGTCGCCGTGGCGAGGTCGGCGTACTGCGAGGAGTCGATCTGGCGAATTGATACGCCAGCGGCACGGTTCTCGGCGACCAATCGCTCGAAGACTTTCTTCTCCTTGGCGGTCAGGCCGGGCGGAGGGACGATGTCCTCCTGCACATATTCGACGGGCTTGGCGTTCTCAATTCGGGGTTGCGGTCCTCGAAGTCCCATAAGCGTCGCTGATAGTAGACTACCACAACGCCGAAACGGCCTGTGAATTTCCTGTGGAAAGCCTGTGGAAAAGTGACTGCCAGTACTAGCGGTTTCCCGAGGGTACCTGTGGAAAAGCTGTGGGAAACTGGCCGCGGCAAACTGGCAAAACCGCCTGTTTCGTGCGGACGGA